AAGGTGTTACATGGGAAGATGACCCTAAATCATATGATAGCCAATACTATTGGGGTTGGAACTCTGATGAAAGTGCTTTGCTACCTAAACCACTAGCCGACTTACAAGCAAACAAAGTTGCTTCAGCTAAGAGTGCTTCAGCTAGTATGCTTTCACAAACAGATTGGTACATAACACGCAAAACAGAAACAGATGTAGCAATACCAAGTGGCATAACTGCCTACAGAACAGCAGTCAGAGCAAACTATACAGTACTCAAGACAGCAATTAACAATGCTTCTGATATTGCAGGTCTAAAGGCTTGTTATGAAACAGTAGAAGGTGCATCACAGACAGCTAAAGAGATAGATGCAACATCATCTAGTGTGGTTAGTACATCTGACAATACAATAACAAGTAATGGACATGGCTTTGTAAATGATGAGCAAGTTTATTATAGTGTAGGACAAAATTCTGATAATGAAGATGCAGCAGTTATAGGTGGCTTAGTAAAAAATACAACATACTTTGTAATAGCGACTGCAACTAATACATTTAAGTTATCAGAAAGTCACAGTAATTGTGGAGATGCAGCAGTTGTATCATTAACAGGATTATCAAGTGATGGTAATGCACAGACGTTTACATCATATGGTAAGCCAAGTGCAGGTCAAACTTTTCCTAATTCTAACATGTTGAAGTATGGTGCATAATGATATTTAGTGATTTAAGTTTTTCAGAAAATGCAATATCTGATTTAAAAATATTTGAAAGAGAGTTTTGGTTTCAAATTAAACCTGCGGTCAATGAGTCTTGGTCGCACATAACAACAGAATTAATAGATGAAGCAACTACGGCTTTATCAACAAACGATGTAGCAACTTCTTTTTCAGAGACAGCTTTCTCTCAATCTGCTATATCTGATTTAGGACTGCTAGTGACAAGAGAGAGTTGGGTTGCTATAATAGAATCAACAACTACTGAGACTTGGAGTAATGTCTCGCCCTCTGGTTCAGAGACTTGGAGTAACATAACACCCTCTGGGGATGAAACATGGAAAAGTATAGGAATTAGGTAGGATCAAAAATGGCAAGTACATATACAGCAAACACAGGAATAGAAAAAATTGCCTCTGGCGAACAAGCTGGAACCTGGGGAACCACAACTAATACAAATTTCGATATTATAGATGATGTTTTAAATGGTGTTATAACTTTAACTATATCTGGCAATACTACACTTACCACTAGTGATGGTGCAGTTTCAAATGGTCATCACAAAGTTATTGTCTTAGGTGGATCTCCTAGTGGTGCTTTCAATTTAACAATAGATCCTAACGATCAACAAAAATGGTATTTTATAGTTAACAGTTCTGGACAAACTGCTACTGTATTACAAGGCGGTGGTTCGGGAACCACGGTTGCCGTGTCCACAGGAACTGCAACAACTGTTTATGCTGATGGTGCAGGAACCAATGCTAATGTTGCAAACATAACTTCGGATGTATTAGCCGACACATCTCCACAATTAGGTGGTAACTTAGATGTTAATGGTAAATTAATCAAATTTGGAGATGCTGGAACAGCAGGAACAGATGATACATTAGAGTTTGGTGCTAGTGATGATATGCAATTATATCACGATGGTACAAATTCTTTTATTGCAAACAAAACTGGTGCTTTAAAAATAGCGACAGAAACTTCTGGTATAGCTCTTACTCTTGGGCACACCACTTCAGAAACAACAATAGCTGACAATGCAACAGTAACGGGTAACGCTTCTGTTGGTGGGACTCTTGGAGTTACAGGTAATATTACAGCAACAGCCGATTTATCTGTTGGAGATGATTTAACTTTAGGATCAGATTCAGCAGTGATAAATATAGGTGCAGATGGAGATACTACACTTACTCATACTGATGGATCAGGATTAACATTAAACTCAACAAATAAAATTATGTTTAATGATGCAAGTCAATTCATACAAGGATCAAGTGCAACTGTTTTATCTCTTGGTGCAACAGACGAAATAGATTTAACAGCCACTGCAATAGATATAAATGGTACTGCTGATATAAGTGGTAACACAGCCATAGGTGGAACTCTTGGTGTAACTGGAGCTTTGACAGAAAACTCTGCTCAAGTAAAAGTGGTTGGTAAAGAAACCATATGGATTCCGGCTTCTGCTATGTATCCTAATACTACAAATGGGTGTGCTGCTCTTGCACAAGTAGAATTGTCTAATGGACCAGAAATTAAAGTATTAGATTTTGATGCTAGTTCAGATGAAAATGCACAATTCTCTATAGCCTTTCCTAAGTCATGGAACGAAGGAACAATAACATTTCAAGCTTTTTTTACTGTAACTGGTACAAATAGTGGAACTGTGGCATGGGGATTATCGGGTGTAGCAATAGCTGACGATGGTTCATGCAACACGGCTTTTGGAACTAATATAGTTGCAACGGCAAAGGCTCATAGTGGCACCTCAAATGATTTAGATGTTTCAGCAGAAAGTTCTGCTGTTACAATAGCAGGTTCTCCATCAACAGATGAGCTTGTTTTCTTTCAAGTTATGCGAGATGTTTCGGCAGACGATCAATCTGGAGATGCTAGACTATTGGGTATTAAAGTATTCTTCACAACAGATGCAAAGAACGATGCATAATGACAGGTTTTGGATATAATATTTTAGGTTTTGGTGGGGGTAGTACATTAACTTTTAATATTATTATCTCGTCAAACACCGAAAATTTTAATTTAGCTACTTTTTTAAATGACAACACTAGTTACGATGGCACTTCTTTAGCAAAAATAAACGTAACTATTAATAATGGAGTTAGTGTTAGTTCTTCGGCAGCGGATCAACCTGCTTTTGACACGGGCACCATAGGTTTTGCTACAACAGGTTCTGTTCTAAATATAATAAACAATGGTACTATACAAGGCACGGGTGGTCGTGGTGGTACTCTTGCATCTAATAATGGTCTAAGCACTAATGCAGATGGTCTGTCAGATAAAACTGGTGGTGTTGGTGGTACTGCATTAAAAACTACAATGACCACTATTATAGACAACACTAATGGAAGCCTTCTAGCAGGAGGTGGAGGTGGAGGTGCTGGTGGAGTAAGCGACACTGTTGGTGGTTCTGGTGGTGGAGGTGGAGCCGGTAATTTAGCAGGTGCAGGAGGTTCGGGTAACGGTAGTCAAGGAACAACTGGTGCGAATGGTACTGCTAGTTCTGGTGGTCAAGGTGGTCGAGGAGCTAATTTTGGAGGTAATGGTGGAGGACCTGGGGCTAATGGTGGTGGAGGTAATGCTGGAGGTGCAACTAGTGGAGGATCTGGTGGTACAGCTGGAAACTATTTAGAAGGTAATTCAAATACAACTTTTTCTGCAAATGGTACAAGATTAGGGAATGTTTCATAATGCCTTTAACAAAATTAAATTTTAAACCAGGAATAGTTAGTGATATTACTTCTTACAGTAATGAAGGTGGCTATGTTGATGGCGACAAAATAAGATTCCGTCTTGGATTCCCAGAAAAAATAGGTGGTTGGGAAAAAGCTAATAGTAACACTTATGAAGGAACTGCTCGTAGTATTCATAACTGGTCTGCTCTCGATGGATCAAACTATTTAGGACTAGGTACAACTTCTAAATACTATATAGAAGAAGGTGGTTCATTTAATGACATTACACCAAATAGAGCAACAACAACTAATGGTATTACATTTTCTGCTACTAATGGATCAGCTACAATAACTGTAACTGATTCTTCTCATGGTGCCGTAGAAGGTGATTTTGTAACAATATCAGACTCTGCTAGTTTAGGGGGTAACATAACTGCTGCCGTTTTAAACAAAGAACATAAAATTGTAACAGTTACAACTGCAAACGCATACACCATAACCGCAAGTGCTACAGCTAATAGTTCTGACACAGGCACTGGTGGTGCAGGAGTAGATGGTGTTTATCAAATAAATGTAGGACTAGATTCAACAGTTGGTGGAACTGGATGGGGTGCAGGATTATTTGGTGGTGTTACAACAACTGCATTACAAACACAACTTAACGAAGCACTAGATAATAGTGAAACTGCTGTCGATGTGGATGATGAAACAGGAATAACTACAGCTAATGATTTAATATTAGTTGATGAAGAACTTATGTTGGTTGCTGGGGATACTGACGACAATACATTAAATGTTACAAGAGGTAGCAGTGGAACGACTGCCGTGGCTCATGATGATAACACACTCGTAAGATTGGCTCTAGGTAATGCTAATTCTGATGATGATTTTACAGGCTGGGGAATAGCTTCTGCTGGAGCAAAAACAACGAATGAGCTAAGAATTTGGTCAGAAGATAACTTCGGAGAAGATTTACTTATTAATCCAAGAGATGGTTCTGTTTTTTATTGGGATAGAACAGACAACTTATCCACAAGAGCAGTAGAAATATCCACAGAATCTGGTGCCAGTAACACTCCAACGATTGCTAAACAGATTATGGTATCTGATCAAGACAGACATGTTATCGCTTTTGGAACTAATACTTTGGGAACCACGGTACAAGATCCATTATTAATACGTTTTTCTAGTCAAGAGTCTTTAGTTGATTGGACACCAACAGCTACAAACACAGCAGGTGATTTAAGACTTGGTGGTGGATCAGAGTTTATACAAGCCGTAGAAACAAAACAAGCCATTCTTGTTTTTACAGATAAAACACTTCATGCNATGAAATTTATTGGTCCTCCATTTACTTTTGGTCTACAAGAACTATCTAAAAATATAACTATAATGAGTCCTAAATCTGCNGTTGCTGTTGATGATACAGTATATTGGATGGGTCAAGATTCTTTCTATGTTTATGGANCAGGTCAAACACAACAATTACCTTGTACAGTAAAAGATAAAGTTTTTTTAGATCTTAATGCAGAGCAGTCTGAAAAAGTTTATGCAGGTGTTAACAGTGAGTTTGGTGAAATTATATGGTTTTATCCAAGCACTAGTTCATCGAATAATAGTAATTATGTTATTTTTAATTATAACGATAAAACTTGGTACTATGGAACACTGGCTCGTGATGTGTGGCTTGATAGAGGATTAAGAAAAAATCCAATAGCTGCAAATGGTGGATTTATATACAACCAAGAAGTTGGGTTTGACGATGATGGAAGTCCTATGTCTTCTTTTATAGAATCAGCACCTATGGATATAGGTGACGGTGATAAATTTAGTTTTATTAGACGTATTATACCAGACATAACTTTTAATGGATCTACTGCATTAAGTTCTCCTAATGCCACATTTACAATAAAAGCTCGTAATTTTCCTGGTGCTAATTTTAATGACTCAAACACTGGTACAACAACAAGAACTAGCACATCTCCTATAGAAGCATTTACTGAAAAGTTAGATGTAAGAGTTAGAGGCAGATCGTTTGCATTACGAGTTGCATCTGAGGCGTTAGGTTCTAAATGGAAACTAGGTTCTCCTCGTGTTGATATTAGACCAGACGGGAGAAGATAATGTTTGTTACTAGTATCCCTCAATATATACAAGGTCTAACAAATGCTAAAGTTGATTTAACAACAACAAATGTTACTACATTATATACAGCACCTAGCGATGCAGATTTTAATGCGTCTATTGTTAGTTCAATACTAGTGTCAGAAGATTCTGGTAATGCTGATACAATAACTGTTACAGTAACTAATGGTAGCGATGTTTTTAGTTTATTTAAAGTAAAAGCTGTTGGTGCAAATGGTACTGTAGANCTATTGACAAGAGATTTAATATTACAAAGTGCNGAGATTTTAAAGGTATCGGCTGCAACAGCAAACAGACTTCATGTTGTTGCTAGTATACAAGAACTTGCGAAGACAAGAATTAGTACGAGTGCTATACTGTAGCATTGAAATATAACATATTAACTGATAAGATATGACACATGGGTATTTTTAAAAATATAACTAAAACACTAAAGAAAGCTGCACCAATTATAGGTGCAGGTATTGGTATGTATTTTGGTGGTCCAATGGGTGCATCTATAGGATCGGGTATAGGATCATTGGCGGGTGGTAGAAGTACAGAAGAAGCATTAAGAAATGCTGCTTTAGCAGGCGGTACGGCTTACTTAGCTACTGGAGCAGGAACCCCAGGAGCAGGTATGAAGAACTTTAATACCTCTGGTTCTCCTCTACGAACCATGTTTCAAGGTGCAGACACCATAGTCAAAGCTCCAGATGCAATAAAAGGCACTGGTTCAAGTGGTATTATAGATATGATAAAAAATAATCCAGTACCATCTCTTGCTTTAGCGGGATCTGGAATAGCTGCTTTAGGTGGTCTTGATGATGATGTAGTTGAACTTGCAAAAGAACGTCCTTTTGCTGAAGGTAAAACTAGATTAGGGTATGGACGAATAGGCAATAAACAGTATAATTTAGATGATCCAGTAGAACTAGAGCGTTATAGAATAGATAATAGAAATAGAACAATATATTCTGCTGCAGGTGGCGAGGTCAACGGGCCAGGAACGGGAACATCAGATTCGGTACCTGCTAGATTATCTGACGGAGAGTTTGTAGTGACTGCAAAAGCTGTTCGTGGTGCAGGTGGTGGAGACAGAGATGTCGGTGCTGCAAGAATGTATGACATGATGTCACAATTAGAAGGAGCCGCATAATGGCAGATCAAAATGTAAGTCAAACCCAAACCGTTAGATTAGCTCCTTTTCAAGAAGAATATTTAGCAGATATTTTTGCAAGTGCAAAAGCATTAACTGGTCAAGGATCACAAATGCCTTTTTCTGCTCAACAGTTAGCAGGTTTATCTTCTGCTCAACAAGAGGCTTTGTCACAAGCTCAATCTGGAGTAGGTGCTTATCAACCTTATTTAAATCAAGGTAGTCAAGCAATAGGGCAAGGTATAGGTGCAGTTGGCACTGGTTTAGAAACACTTGGTTCTGCGATAGGTCAATTGCCCGCAGCTCAACAAGGATATTTAGATCAACAAAATGCTATGTTGCAAGCACAAGCTTTGGGACAACAAGGTATCGGACAAGCACAAGCGATGACTGCTGGTGCAGATTTTAATTTTGATCCTACTTCATATCAATCTTTCATGGATCCTTATTTAGATTCTGTGGTTCAACAACAATATGAAGATATTGCACAGCAAGGAGANATTGCAAAGAATAAAGCTGCTGCTCAAGCTATAGGTTCTGGTGCTTTTGGTGGTTCAAGAGATGCTTTACTACAATCAGANATAAATCAAAACGTATTAGANCAACAAGCAAGAANTGGATCTCAATTAAGATCAGCTGGATTTCAACAAGCTTCGAANCTTGCACAACAAGCAGCGTCAAGACAAGCTCAACAACAACTTGCACAAGCNGGTCAGTTNGGACAACAAGCAGGAGCTGCAGGCACATTAGGTCTTCAAGGTGCTCGAGGTTATGGACAAACCGCTGCAGGTCTTGGAAATTTAGCACAATTGACGGGGCAACTTGGTCAATCAACAGGTGCTCTTGGTCAAACTGTGGGTCAACTTGGAACTGCAACAGCAGGTCTAGGACAACTAGGACAAGCAATGGGTGTTCAAGATGTAAATACATTGTTAGGTGCGGGAGCCTTGCAACAAGGTCAAGAACAAAAATCACTTGATGTGACAAGAGCCAACGCACTTGCAGAACAAGCATTACCTTATCAACAAGTTGGATTCATGTCTGATATATTCAGAGGTGTTCCAGCGTTACAACAAACTTATTCAACAACCACGGCTCCCGGTCCAAGTGCCACTTCTCAAATGTTGGGTTTAGGTATTGCAGGTCTTGGTGCGGCTGGAGCAGCAGGTGGTGTAGGTAATCTATTTAACATGGGTCTATC